CCTTCTGCTAATGTGACCTATGCGTTCAGCAATCCCCCAGCTACAGGTTCGGCCTACGGCTTCACACTCAAGGTAACGCCTTCAGCTACGGTTACTGTGACTTGGCCTGCCTCGGTTGACTGGGCTGGTGGTACGGCTCCTGACGCCCCTGCTAGTGGCGCTACGAATGTTTACTCGTTCTACACTCAAGATGGCGGGACTGTTTACTATGGCTTCCTTGCTGGTGGAGCAATGGCATGAGTGTTGCTAGGCTGATGCAACAGGCTGCGGCTGGGGTTTCAAGTGGGGCTGTGGGTAATATTACTTATATCGGAAATGCTACCTATACTCCAGACCAAGGGAGTGGTGGGACAAGACCGTTTTCTGTGACTCATACCTGTAACTCAAGTTATACTTACGTTATCTGCGTAGGTTTTGGGTCATCCACAAGCGACTACAATAGAATTACAGGATGCACTATAAATGGTATAACTGCAACGGAAGCAGTGTTGATCGGAACCGCTACAAGTTATACTTCACCGAACGATAGGACATCCGCTGCTATCTATTACGTTACTGGCATTACAGGTTCTTCTATTGACGCTGATATCACATGGTCGGGTTCTGACGTCTTGCGCTCTGGCATTGAGGTTTACGAACTTGATGGTGTGGCCACGCTTGATGACACAGCCTCCGATCAGGGGGAAATATCTGACACAACTGGACAAGTCTTAATTGACGTTGACCCTGCTGGTTTTGTCATAGTTTTTGCTGCATTGACCGTGGCCTTTGATGGCGAAGCGTCTTTTGATGGTGATGTAACTGTCGATGATACCCTTGGGATTGAAACTTACTTTGGAATAATTAGCGGCTCAAAATCTGGCGGTGGTACAAACTACCAGATAGATGGCTTAAACCTAACGACTGGTGCGTCACAAAACTCTTTTAAAATGGTCGCAGCCTCTTTCGTGTAAGGACATTTAATGCACTTGAAACTCACAAACGGCACCCCAGCAAAATACACGCTAGGACAACTGCGCCGTGATAATCCGCAAACCAGCTTTCCAAAGCTGATCCCTGATGACCTTCTGGCAAGCTATGACGTGTATCCATACACACGCCCTGTCGCACCTGAATACGATGGCCTGACGCATAGGCTGACGGATGGTGCCTTTGAGCAAGTCGATGGTGGTTGGGTGTTGCCCTATTTGGTCGAACAGCAACCGATTGAGCAGGCAGAACGCAACATCCGCTCTCGCCGTGATGGCCTGCTGCAAGAGACTGACTGGATCGTTATCAAGTCCTACGAACGTGGCCAGAACATCCCAGCAGAATGGGAACTGTATCGGCAGGCACTTCGTGATATAACAGGTCAAACTGGCTTTCCATACAGCGTAACGTGGCCCACTAAACCGTAGGAGTAACACATGCTTGGCTTTTCCCCATTAGCTGCTGCCCCCTTAGCGGATACTGGGGCTGTTGCGGAAGCAGCATTTGGCCTTGATGATATTGTTGCAGGCGCACCCACGGTTGCTGCCTCAACAATCTCTCAGTTTCATGTCCTTACGTCTGATGATATTACGGCGGGCGTGCCTACGGTTGCAGATGCCACCGCGACATCAGATCAATCCTTAACCAGCGCTGACATTACCAGCGGCGCACCTGTTGTTGGCTCGCCTGACCTAGACCACAATCACGTCCTTACTGGGGCTGACATTGTAACAGGCGTGCCGACTGTTGAGACCTCCACTATTTCCCAAGTCAACACACTAGCGGCAACGGGGATTACGTTTGGCGAGCCGACTGTTGCTGCTGCAACGGCGGCTGAGGAAGTACACTTAACGTCAACCGACATCGTGTCTGGCGCACCAACCGTTGGTGATGTCACAATTAGCCAAGTTCACAATGCAACTGCGCTGGATATTGACGCTGGCGCACCTGTTGTTAGTACATCCGTTATAACTGGCGCTCAAAGCCTAACGTCAGCTGACATTACCACTGGCGTCCCAACCGTCTCCAATTCAACGCTGGTTGAAAATATTGCGCTAACGTCTGCTGACATCACGAGCGGCGTTCCGACAGTTGCGACTGTCTCGATTAGCCAAGTCAGCAACTTAATCCCGCTAAGCGTTGTAGCTGGCGTGCCAACTGTTGGCGACTCAAGCATCGCACTGGTCCACAGCATTACTCTGGATAATATTGTTGCTGGATCTCCAATTGTCGGCCCAGCGCGCTTTAAGTGGCAGGTCGAGCCTGTCGGGCCTGAGACTTGGACAGAACAGGCTGTTGGCGCAGAAACGTGGACAGAACAATCAACTTCTGCTACGACTTGGACAGAGCAACAGGCGGCGTAGCCATTGTTGGCAAAATAAGGTATAGTGCAAAAAAAAAGCGCGAGGCTATTAAATGACTATTAGCATAACTAAACCCACAGTCGGCGGCTCAGAGAACACATGGGGTACAACTGTCAACACGGCGTTGGATACGATTGTTGACGGAATAAACGGCACGTCCGGCACAATCGCGCCTGATCTAAGCACACTGACCATCAACGGAACAGATGTAACAGCGACAGCGGCAGAATTGAACATCTTGGATGGCTTAGTGGCGACCACGGCAGAGCTAAATAAGCTCGACGGTGTTACGGCGACCACAGCAGAATTAAACGTCTTGGATGGTGTAACGGCGACCACAGCAGAATTAAACGTCTTGGATGGTGTTGTAGCAACGACTGAGGAAATCAATCACGTTGACGGCACTACATCTAACATTCAGACGCAGCTAGATAATCGAGTAACATCTAATGCGGATGACGCGCTAACAGGTGGTTACACTGCCACAGCGGATGATGACGGAACAAAGTCTACTGGCACTTACACTCCTGATCCTGCTGGTGGTAACTTAAAGCGCATTGTGAATGGTGGAGCGTTCACTTTAGCAGCTCCCACGGCTTCTGGAGATTATACTCTTATTATCCAGATGACAAACAACGCTTCTGCGGGAGCAATCACTGTGAGTGGATTTAACAAGCAATCTGGAGACAATCTGACATCAACTGATGGAGACGATTTCTTTTTATTCATCACCAAGATCAATGGCTTTACGGCTCTAACGGTGCAATCTCTGCAATGACGTTTCCTTTCCCAACATATACGCCTGAGACGTTTCAAATTGACCCTAACTGGGTAAAGCCAACATTTACAGGTATTTCGTATGACAATGTATCTTTTGATATATCTGCTACGTCCTGGATTTATGGTAGCGCTAAGGATTTACACTTTAACTCTGACGGCACGAGCTTTTTTGTAGCATTTACTGATCGTGTTGGGCAGTTTGATATGTCTACAGCATGGGATATTAGCACTGCATCGTATGTTGATATGAATGGCGCACTCAGCACTGTGACTGGGGGTTCCTCTGTTGGTATAACTTTTAAGTACGACGGTACAGTTTTGTACGTCATAGAGGATTTTAATGCGTCAAATGTTTATGTCAGGAGCCACACACTGGCTACGGCGTGGGACATATCGACAGTAAATACAGCAGTTAGCGCGAGCGTAAAGCTAAACGACTTGCCAGGCTTCAATATGAATGCAAGTGCGCTTGATTGTCTGGCATTTTCAAAATATGGCGATCATATGTATATGGGGTCCAGTGCAGACGAAATTGGTTATTTCACCCTATCAACGGAATGGGACTTATCCACAATGTCTTTTGTAAGGGCGGGCAATACAACGGACGGAACATTTGATGCGGATTTAGAGGATTTATTTGTTTCGCCCAACGGTGATGTCTTGTACGGGGTCTCGTCTAACAGTGACAAGGTTTCTGGGTTCACGTTATCACCTAGACACAATCTGCCGTCTACAGTTGCCGTCGACACATCATTCACATGGACGGAGCCAAGCTCTGGTTCCACCGATCCACAAGGCTTGTATATTAAAAATGATGGTAGCAAGCTGTATGTTGTAAATTCTGTATATGGCAATTTGAAGGTCTATCAGTACTCTCTGCAAGCAAGCTAGGGCATTAAATGACACTTGTACCACTAGACATACCCGCAGGCTTTTACCGCAACGGCACCGACTTAGAGCAATCTGGCCGCTGGCGTGATGGAAGTTTGGTTAGGTGGCGCGATAACAGCCTTAGACCAGTCGGCGGCTGGCAAGAGCGCAAGGCGTCATTCAGCACGAACCCTGTGCGCGGAATGCACACATGGGAAGCAAATAATGGCACTGCCTATGTAGCTGGTGGCTCATATAACGAGCTTAAAGCTATGACGGGTAACGGAACCGTGTATGACATTGCGCCAACAGATTTAACGTCTGGCCGTGAGAATGCGGAAGTCGAAACGGGTTACGGTTACGGTTTTTATGGCGATGGCTTCTATGGAACGCCGATCCAGCAAAATGCAAACGCTGTGCCAGAAGAGGCTACGCAATGGAATATAGATAACTGGGGCGAATATCTTGTTGCGGTCAACAGAGATGACGGGCGTCTGCTGGAGTGGCAGTTAAACCCAGCAGTTAAGGCAGCGCCGATTGCAAATGCCCCTACGGGAAACCTTGGCTTAGTTGTAACAGAAGAGCGTTTTATCTTTGCCTTGGGTAGCGGCAACAACCCGCGTAAGATTTCTTGGTGTGATCGTGAAAACAACACGGTTTGGACGCCAGCAGCTACAAACGAAGCTGGTGATATTGAGCTTGCCGATAGCGGGCAGATCATGCAGGGCATTAGAACGCGAGGCCAAACGCTGATCTTGACGGATACATCAGCCCATACAGCGCGATACCTTGGCCCGCCTTATGTATATGGTTTTGAGCGTGTTAGCACATCATGTGGGGCTATATCTCGAAAGGCTGCGTCTGACGTTGATATGGGCGTGTTCTGGATGGGCCAGCGCGGTTTCTTTAGATTTGACGGTAACAGCGTTCAAGAAATACCCTGCGATGTCTTCGACTATGTGTTTGGCGACTTTAACCCAGCGCAGCAATCAAAGGTTTGGTCGTTTGCCAATGGCCAATACGGCGAAGTTTGGTGGTTTTATTGCTCAGAAGACTCAACAGAAATAGACCGATATGTCGCTTATGATTACAAAGAAGGTCACTGGTTGATCGGCAACTTATCACGCACCAGCG